CCTATGGTATTACCCTACCTTTAAGAAAAGGAGAAACAGGATTTTTTGAACAAGCTTTTGTTTCATTTGAACAAGCAAAATCAAATTTGAAAAATCTACTTCTTACAAAAAAGGGAGAACGAGTTATGCAACCAAACTTTGGTACTGGTTTACATTCTTTATTATTTGAACAAATAGATGATAATTTAGAATCAAAGATTCAAGAAACAATCACAAAAAATGTAAATTATTGGTTACCATATGTTAATATAAAAAATATAGATGTTGAAATGACAAATGAATTGAAAGACCAAAATAGAGTAAACTTAAGTTTAGAGTTTACAGTTGGTAATCAAATTGATTTACACGAATTAACATTTACAGTACAAGGAACAAATTAAGATGGCATTAAATTCAGCAACATTTAAAAGTAATAAGGGAAGAGATATAAAATATCTTAACAAAGATTTTGCACAGTTTAGACAAAATCTAATTGAGTATGCTAAAACTTATTTCCCAAAAACACATTCTGATTTCAATGAATCCTCACCAGGTATGATGTTCATAGAAATGGCATCTTATGTTGGAGATATTCTTTCTTATTATACTGATGATTCATTAAAAGAATCTTTAATGTTATATGCTGAAGATAAGGCAAATGTTATTGCTCTTGCAAAGTACTTAGGATACCAACCAAAGGTAACTTCACCAGCAGTAGCAGAGGTATCTGTATATCAACTCGTTCCATCGATTTATAACTCAAATAGTAAATCAGGTACAAACTATGAACCTGATTCAAGATTTTATCTTAGAGTAAAAGAAGGTATGATTATCCAATCTTCAAAATCAAATACAAGATTTAGAACAAGTGAACTTTTAGATTTTAATGATGAAAACGATAGAGAAATTACAGTATGGGCATATGACCCTAATGATTCTACAAAACCAATTCAATACTTGGTTAAAAAAACAATAAAGGCAATATCGGCAGAGTTAAAGGAGTTTACTCAAACTTTCAATGGAAATACTTCTTTCTCTAAAATTAATATTGCAGATACTAATGTTGTTGACATTGTTGATGTAAGAGATTCAAATGGTAATAAGTGGTATAATGTTCCTTATCTTGCACAAGAATTGGTTTACATTGATTATCCAAATACCGAACAATATGATAAAGACCTATCACAACACCAAACTGATGGAGTATCAAGAATATTAAAAACATTAAAAACATCAAGAAGATTCACAACACAAGTTAATGATGATAATACTACCTCACTTGTTTTTGGTGGTGGTACTGCGAGTGATGATGAAACTTTAATTCCAAATTTTAAAAATGTTGGATTGGGATTAAATAATTCTATTGATAAATTAGGAGCATCATTTGACCCATCAAACTTTTTGAAAACAAAATCTTATGGACAGGCACCGAGTGGAACATTTACAATACAATATTTAATTGGTGGTGGTGTAGAATCAAATGTTGCTAAAGGTGAACTTACATCTATACAAAGAATAGAATATGATGAAGATACTACAATATTTACTCCAAGTGAATTAAGATTGTATAATCAAGGTAAAGCATCTATTGCGTGTGATAACGAAACACCAGCAACAGGTGGTAGGGGTGAAGAAACTATCGATGAAATAAGAGAAAACGCTCTTGCAAACTTTGGTTCACAAAATAGAGCAGTAACAAGAAAAGATTATCAAGTAAGAGCACTTTCTATGCCATCTAAATTTGGTGGAGTTGCAAAGGCATATTGTGCACCAGATGGTGAGTTAGATAATAATTCTCCTTCTTCTATCCTTAACAATCCTAATTCATTAGAAGAGTTTGCAGGATTAGTACAAACTTTAGGAGAAAAGAAACTTACAGAGCAACAAATCAAAGATGAATTAAGAAACTTTTTAGCAAGTAAAAAAGGAAATCAAAATGAAAAAAACAATCCTTTTGCAATTAATTTGTATTTACTTGGATATGATACTAATAAAAAATTACAAACTCTAAACAGAGCAGTAAAAGAAAACTTAAAAACTTATTTAGGTGAGTACAGAATGTTAACAGATGGAGTTAACTTTATTGATGGTTATGTTATTAATATTGGATTAGATTTTGAAATTAGAGTTTATGGTGGATATACTAAAAGAGAAGTTCTTACTAAATGTATAAACGAATTAAAAGAATATTTTAATATTGATAATTGGACTTTTAATATGCCAATTAATATTTCTGAAATTGAATTATTGATTGCAGGAGTAGAAGGAGTACAATCAGTACCTAAGTGTGAAATTACTAACAAGTGTTTAGGAAACTATTCATCACATTCTTATAATATATTAGATGCAACTAAAGGTAAAATGGTTTACCCATCTTTAGACCCATCTATATTTGAAGTGAAGTTTCCAAACAAAGATATAAAAGGGAGGGTTGTATAATGTATTATTTCGTAACATCATCTAAAGATACTACAATCTATTTACAACAACCCACACAAAATACTGGGTTTGATGAAATATTAGAAGTTTCCAAAACTTATTATGGAAACTTAAAAGATAACGCAAGAACATTAATCAAGTTTGATACAAATGCTATTTCGGAATCAATAGCAAGTGGTGAAATTACAATGAGTTCTGCTGAACTTATTTTAAAAGAATGTGAATCAAGTGAAATACCAACTGATTATACAATTTATGCTTATCCTGTTTCTCAATCTTGGGATATGGGTATAGGAACAAGGTTTGATAACATAAGTACTGATGGATGTTCTTGGGAAAAGAGAACAACCTCATTAACTTGGTTAGGAACTGATTTTGCAAGTGGAACAACTGGTTCATTTAATGGTAAGGGTGGAACTTGGTACACTGGTTCTGCAGCATCACAATCTTTTTCATATGAGTCAACTGATATAGAGATGGATGTTCTAACTCCACTTAACTCTTGGATAAGTAGTTCAATACCAAATGAGGGTTGGATTATAAAACACGATTCATCTTTAGAAAATGATACCGAAGATTACGGACAATTAAAGTTTTTTTCAAAAGAAACAAATACTATATACCAACCGAAGTTAAGAATTGGTTGGGATGATTCTTCTTTCTCTACTGGTTCTCTTAGTGCATTAACTGCCGATGATATTCATATCACATTTAAGAGATTAAAAGTAAGATATAAACGAGGAAGTAAACCTACAATCAGAGTTTTTGGGAGAGAAAAATATCCTCTTAAAAATTACACCAATCAATATGCTTATACAGATGTATATTATTTACCATCAACTACTTACTATCAGATTAAAGATATAGTAACAGATGAAGTGGTGGTTCCATTTAGTGATGACTATACAAAAGTTAGTTGTGATTCAAATGGTAATTATTTTAAATTAAATTTAAGTAACTTTGAATATAACAGAGATTACTATATAGAAATAAAAGTAAATAGAAATGGTGTGATTGAATACTTTACTGATAAAGAGTTAACTTTCACCGTAGAGAAGTAAAATGGCGTTAAACGATAAATTTAGAATAGACGAGTTAGTCAAAAAAGGCGATAAAGGGATTCGTAGAAATGAATCTGGTAAAATCGTTGTGCGTAAAAAAGATGGTAAAGAAATAAAACCATCACCAAAATCTGCAAAACCATTTGGTGAAGAACGAATAAAAGGAAAGTTAGTTAAAGATAAACTAAAAGAAGATTTAGTATATAGAGATGATGAAATAAATCCAAATCAAGAAACCTTTTCAGGTGAAGCTAATATAAACTTAGTTAAACCAAAATATAATGAAGAGGAGTTAGTAAAGGCTGTTGATGTTGAAGTTGATGAGTTAGTAAAGAAAAGAAAACCTCAAAAACCAAGGTATATTCTATACGAAAAATATCAACAGAAGTTAAATGAAATAAAAGATTTAAATCAACAACTTCAAGATGTTACTAATGAAAGAGATAATTTATTATCAAATGTAGAAACATTAGAAGGAAGTGTTGAAGTTTTAAATGCTCAAATTCTAACACTACAAGAACAAATAAATTTTCAAGAACAAGAATTTAGAAAGTTAACTGAAAAGTTTGGAGAGTTATCTTTAGATTTCCAAAATGCAGTGGTTAAGGGAACTAAGGAAGGTATTGAAAGAGTTTCATTAACTGCACAATCAAGAGGACTAGAAGCACAAAAAGAAACTTTACAATCCCAATTAGATTCAGAAAAAGAAATTGTTAAATCTTTACAAGCTGCAAACGAAACATTACAACAAACAATTGAAACAAATGCTCAAATATTTGAACAACAAATAGCACAAGCAAATCAACAAGTAAAAGCGGCTCAAGCAACAGCAGCAAATGCAGCTAACTCTAAGAAGAAAAAAATTATTTGTAATGAACTTTATCATCAAGGGTATTTACCACAACACATTTGGGATGCAGATGAACGATGGGGTGATAAAAGATTCGTTACAGACCCTAAGTTGGTTATTGGATATCAAATGTGGGCAAGAAAAGTTGTGGAGTTTATGAGAAGAAAACCTCAGTACACTCCAATTATATATTTCTTATGTAAACCATGGACAGAATGGATGGCATATGATTTAGGTGTATTGCCGAAAAATAATCTAAGAGGACAGTTTACTCAATGGGTAGGTAGATATTTCTCTTATATGGTTTATGATTTATATGGTGGAGATAAACTTTATCAGAGATATTTAAATAGTAATTAATTATGGCAATTAAAGAGTTTAAAGAAATAGTAGACCGAAAGGGTTATTTAGTTGAATCTGAGGATAGAAAGATATTCGAACAAGAGTTAACTAAATCAAACTATGGATTGGGTTGTAATGATATGATTGAGTTCATACTTTATGATTCTAATGACAATCAATTGCCCCAAGGTGAAGATGGAAAGTTAGTAAGATATATTTCAACAGATGATGAAGATTATAAAAAATATTTCTTAAATTTACCAAAAAATCCTTATACAAACAAAATGAATGATTCTGAAGATTATGTTGTTGATTTACAACAACTAATATTAGATTCAGGATATAATAATGGTATCTTTAAAACTCAAGTAACATTTCTAAACAGAAGAGTTGGTTCAGAAATAGGATTAGATAAAACATGGATACACGAAATATCACCATCTCGAACAGAAGTAAGAATTCTTCCTCTAAAAAATAAAGCAGTAGATAAAGATTTAGAAAAAAGATATTCAGTTTTTACAGATAAAAAACAATTTAGAGATGATATAATTTATAATATAAGAGAATATGTTGATAGTATTAATTTAGATAAAATAAGAGATTTTATTACCCTTAGAAAAGGAACTGAATCTGATGGTAAACAATATATTAACTTAATTAAGAAAGAATTCAAAATCAATGATTTTGATATATTTTTACTAAAGATTAGAGATAAGTGGATTGAATCTATCAAATATTATGTAGATGGATATGGTTGGGATATTAATAATTTAAACTACGGCAAACCTCTTGGTAACGAACAAGAGTGTATTGAGCTTTCATTAAAAGAATTACAATCTGATTTAGAAACTTCTTTAATAAACATTATAGATAAATTTTTATTTAAAAGAGATATTATAAAAGATAGTATTTTAACAAAAGAAGAACAAATAACTTTAGATA